CCAGCAGAGTTACCTGTTACACCTTGAATAGCAACTAAAGACTCACCTACAATCTTCTCACCATTATTAAATGTTCCGTAGAAGTTATCAGCACTGAAGAAATCTATATCATCATTCTCCATATAAACTGTTCCACTAGTGCCAAAGTTTGCTTTGTAAATCTTATATTTAATATCTTCTTTCTGAATAGGTGACCAAGTCTTATTATCTGAAGATGAGAATAGAACACCAGTAGCAGGTTGTTTATTGATCAACTCATTTGTATCAGTATCTTTAGCACCCATTTCAGCAACCCATAGAGCATAGTCATCACTATTACCACCAGGAATTACTGAGAAACAGTAATCTGTATTATTCTTTAAGAATACTGGAGAGTCAAAACTAAATGTAGTTGCTGTAGTTCCAGAAGTAGCATTAGCACTTACACTGCTCGGTTGTAAAGTCTTAGAACCGTAAGGAACAATAGTTTCAGTTGGGAAACCATTTTCCATTTCACGGATCTGAACTGTAATAGGATAAGTTGAAGACTTCTTACCAAAATATAAATCCATCTTAGTGATGAATGCACCGTCAGAATCATCACCAGCAAGAACTGTAAATGATTGTGATAATGGATCTGGTGGAGAAATGTTTCTTCTTCTTACCGTTGTTAATGTTCTGCTATCTGTAACTCTATTCGTAGCAATTTGAGGAGTCTTCATATTAATGCTTGTTCCTCTTTGCGTAATATCTAAACCAATAGAAGTATAGTCACCATGAGCAGAAGTAGAAACTAAGTCTGCTTGTGTAACAGTATCAGAAATATCTTTAAGTTCGAATCTTCTAGTTCCAACTCTGAACTTTAATGTGTCATCATTAGGAATACGGAATACACCATAAACATTACCATTGCTGTCAGTAGTTAAAGCAGTGCCTTCAGCAGCAGTATTTGCGAATGAACTATTCGCTGGTGTGCAGTATGAAGTTACTGGTTCATCATCGAAGAATGGGTAAACTCTTGTATTTGGTTTCATTCTTAAACCAGAGAAGTTTACTAAACGAGAACGCATATAATCACGGACTGCCACATTTTCAATGAAGTTACCTACTGAGAATGTTTCAGTTGAAGGCGAAACAAATGTTCCGATGCCGTTTCTAATTTGTTGTTCTTGTGTTGTAGTAGTAATTGACCAACCTTCTCTTCTAGAGTTAGCATTTGAAGAAGTAGTTCTCCAATTACCCCAATCAATACCAGTAATACCAGTTCTATTTGCGATATCTTCAATCGCAGAATACATACCATCAAAATCAATCTGGATGTCTGGGAGTGTGGTGGTATCACCTAAATTATCAATTGATGGGTCTAATAGAACTTCACCTTGCCAGTTAAATGTTAATTCCTGAACAGGGTTTCTTAATTTGCTTGCGAATGGTTGCTCATCTAAACTTACATGAGAATATGATAGAGTTACTAAATCACCAGTCTTAGTTACACCTGAAGAAGTAAGTGATAAGTCTTTACTTAAACTTATATCATTTCTATTAAATGTAGGTCTTAGTGTAGTTGTTGTTCTATCAATCGCAGCACGGTATCCAGTTTTATTAGTGTCAGCATTATTGTGACCATCAAAGTTATCTACAAAGAAACCGTTCTTAAATCTATCTAAACCAGTTGAACCAAATATTTGCTTGTTCTTAGCACTTGCTTCTAATGAATTCAGTGAAGAATAATACTCTAAGTTTTTAACTCTATCTTCGATAGCACGAAGATCTCTCATAGTATATCTTCTATTGTTTTCTAAGTCAAGTGTTACAGCATAATCACTTCTATTATATGTTTTAGCAACATAAGGAGATAGTGATGGGTAAACTGGAACATTCAAAACACCAAGTGTCATCGCACCACCCAACTCATCAGGAGTCTTAGGTGTTAATGCAGGAATACCTTTTGTAACTTCAACCTTACCTTCTGGTGTTAATACTACTCTATCTTTACGAGGGAGATAATACTGAATATCTGCCTGGAAGTTTTCATCAGGAGTTGGCATAAACGCACCTTTAGACTGAACACTAAACGAAGTAAGTGTAGCAGGGTTAGTTGGTGCCGAAGCAACTGTTCCAGTAGCAGAAGGAGTTACAACATTAGACTTAATAGGTCTAAAGTCTACAGCATCTCTTAAGTCAACAACTTTACCTGTAGTTGGTGAAGTGTATAACGGAATCTCTTGTGTAGTAATAGCAGAAGTATTAGATGATAAAGCATCATCAATCGGATAAGAGTCTACTGATAGATAACCAATACCTGAAGAATAGTTTCTACCAAAGTAATTAAACTTAACCATTAAACCACTATTAGTTAAATCTAGTGTAGAAGTTGCTTTCTGTTTTAGATAAGCAGTATCATACATAGAATCTTTCATACCAGAATCTATTTCAAAGTGTGAAGTAACATCAGTATCTGAAGTTCCAACACCAGTATTAGATCCTTTATAAACTGCTACAAGTTTAAATGCATCAGCAACACCTAGTGACCATGGACCAGTTTTACTTGCTGAGTGAGAACCAGTATTAACATGAATATACTTATCTTTATTTACTGTCTTAGCAGTTTGAACAGCACTACTTCTTAATGTATTAAAGAAAGCAGTAGCAGTAAATGTAGAAGCAAGGTTTGCTACTTGTAAATTAACTGTTAAATCAGTTGATGATGAAGTGATAGTTCCGTTAGCACTTGTATCCCAAATATAACCTGAAGGAAAATTAGTTTTATGTGCCAAACCAACTGAACTTCTAGTGTAAGCAAATGTATCAACAACACTTAAAGAAGTGTCACTAGCAATAGCACTAATACGAGCATTTACAGTATTCGCACCATCAGCAATTTGAATTATATCACCGACTTGATAAGAAGTTTCAAATGTAGTTCCTGAACCAGTAACAGTATTACCAGTGAACGCAGTTACTTGACCAGTATGAGCAGCAGTAGTTGTAGCAGAGGTAGAAACAATAATTGTATTTCTTTCATCAGCATTAGATAATGCACCAGTGCCATCATTCATTACTTCAGTTCCGCCAGTTGCTGCAGAGTTAGCAGTAAATGTAGCAGTTCCGTCAGTAGCAACTGTTGCTGTAGTTAAATTTCTATATACAAACTGAGTATCTACATTATTATCGGCATCTTTTAATGTCTTAGTTCCTGCTTGAGTGAAAGGAAATACTAAGTTATTTAATCCTGGTTCTTGTAGTTTAGCATCACCACTTGTTTCAAGAACAATATCTGCCATTGCTTTTGGTCCAGAAGAGTTGTTTAAATATACACCTCTTACATCGGCAAATGATTTACCTGAATCCATTTGAACATTAAATAGATAAATTCTATATCTACCTGAAGCAGTTCCTGGAGTTCCTGAATGATATTCAATACCTCTTACATTCGCAGTTCCTATTTCTGTTCCACTCGCACCAGTAGTTCCAAAGTTAAGACCACTAATACCGTTTTGTTGAGCATCTCTTAAAGAAACTGATTTAAGTGCCTGCATATTCCATGGTCCAACTACTTCATTCGCATAAATGTAGTTACCCATTGCTTGACTTATAGCACGACCATCCTTAGTAGCATAGTCAGTTGCTTTATCTACATCTCTAAATACTGAAGACTCAATAGAAATACGGTTACCTGAAACATAACCAATACCTTTTTCAACTTCAACAACTAATTTATTTCTGTTACCACCATTCGCAGAAGTATAACGACCTAAGTTAGTATCACCTTTAAGATGTTCTCTAACTCTTAAATTAAATGGTTCTACTGCATAGTTACCGTTTGTTTCATATTGTCTGTCGCCAATATACTTACCTAAATCTGAATAAGTTGTATCAGTAAACTTCTGAGCAATCTTACCATTTTCGATAGTAGCAATAGTAAAGAATGTAGTTGTATTTGCTGCAGTTAAACTCCTTACATTTAATGTAGGTGTAAGTTTTAATCTATTCGCACCTGGAGCAGCAAAGTTAGTTGAACCAGTTGAGTTATCTAATAGTGAAGAGTCAGCATTAGAGTCAATTAAAGTTTCAGCAGTTTCAAAACCTAATCTCTTATCTGGAGTAGTTGAGAATTTATCAACAATAACACTTTGAGGTGTTACACGAATAAAGTTACCTTTATGATAAACAATACCATCAGATACTGAAGCACGGAAACCTTTACCAGTCGCACCAGTAGTAATAGTATTTGCTGCGACAACAAAAGAACTATCGCTTGAGTTTCTTACAAGTAGTGTTTCATTATTCGCAAATGTTGATGTAGTGTTATTTGCACCACTATTAGTATATTCAACAAAAATAGATAGATAGTTTGGAGATGCTGCTTCAGAACCTTCTTTAGCATCTACAAGTTTAGCAGTTACACCTGAAGTAGCACCTGTTACAGTAGCATTGGCAATCACTCCACTACTATAAAAGTCGCTTAAAAGTAGAACTCTATTATTAGCATCTTTATCTCTTAACTTAACATACTGAACTTCAGCAGTTTGAACACCACATCCAGTAATTACTGTTCCGTCAACTACAACTTCGTTAGCAAATCTTTCGATTTGATTTTGTAGGATAGTTTGTAGTTGTGTTAATTCTCTTGCCTGAACTGCATAACCTGGACGGAACAAAACACGATGAAATTGTTTTGCCTCATCAAAGTCATCAAAGTAAGGCGATTGGTTTAAATTTGTTTCGATTGCCATATTTTCTACCTATTAAAAATCTAAGATAATTTTTATATCTTCTTTCTGATCAGGATCCCTCGTTACTGGTTGTAAATTCTCAGTAAATAATATTTGACCAGAGAAAGTATTTGCCTCTGGACCTTTAATTGCTTCTACAGTAGCAACTTTTGTATCACTAGTGCTCTTTAAAATAATATCATCCTTCGTAAACGCAGGATAATCACTATAACTTTCAACATTATTTAGGTAAAGTGTATAGAAGGATGGATCTGATTGTGTTTCATCTTCACGAATATACACAATACAACCATTCGCACCTTGCACTGCGTTTTGTAAAGCATTAGTTGTTCTTTCTGATGGACCTAATGCTGTGACGAATTCTAACTCACCACTAATTGCTCTAAGTCTATTTCTTTCGTTAGTTACTAAGTCAAGTGGAACCAAAGCATTTTGTGGAGTATTACCGTCCATTTGATTATAAGAAATAGTTAATCTATCCATCAATCTTAGTGTAGTAGGAGCATTAGAAGTGTTCGCTACCATTTCAGTGGTAATAGTATTATTATTTGAATCCACCTTTAACATAGGATCCTTCATTACACTAATTGTTCTAAATGTAGTATTAGAAGGAATGTAACCATTTCCGTTTGCTGATATACCCTCATTACCATTAAAGGTTGTGTGTATCATAATTTTATCAGCAGATAATTCTCTTACTGGATCTGAACCATGACCACCGATTGGTGAGATAACTGCATTAGCAGTAGCACCAGCACCATGAATAGCATTAGCAGTAATAAATGCTTTTGCTTTAGTGTAATCTGAACCAACAGTAATAATTGATA